CCTAGTTCTGGGTATAACTATCTACATAAATGGAATGATACTACAGATAGCTGGGATGCTGTAACTACCGCTGGTTCACCTGACATGACAAACGTAGATCGTGTTAGGTTTGTGAACTATAATTGGGCGGGTGAGATAATGCTTCTTACAGATGGGCATAACCTTGCTGCTACGTATGATGGAACTACTTATACACAGATTACACATGCTAATGCACCTGGCAGTCCTAAGTTTGCTGAAGAGTTTGCTTCACACATTTTCTTAGCTGGTGACACTACAGACCCTTACAACTTATACTTTAGCGCACCTTTAACTGCTACAGACTTTAGCCCCGCTAATGGTTCAGGTGTTATTAATGTAGGTTATTCTATTACAGCTATAAAGAAGTTCCGTAATGAATTATTTATCTTTGGTGCTAATAATATTAAGAAACTTGTAGGAACAAACCTAGCAGACTTTCAACTACAGAGTGTTACATCTAACTTGGGTTGCGTTGCACCTGACTCCGTAGTAGAATTTGGTGGTGATCTCTTGTTCCTTGGGCCAGACGGTATTCGCCCTATCTCTGGTACTGACCGTATTGGTGACGTTGAACTTGCCCCTGTATCTAAAGAGATCCAAGACATCTTTGATACTTACTACTTGTCAGAAGACATTGTAGACATTAGTATTGTAGTTATCCGTAAGAAGTCACAGTTTAGATTCTTCTTTAAGAATGAAAGTTCCTTGTCACTCATTGGAGCTATACGTAAATCAGCTAACAAGCAGAGTATGTTTGAGTACAGTCAGCTTATTGGTATTGAAGCTAACTGCGTTGCATCTGGCTACATAGGGCAGTTTGAGCATGTTATCCATGGTGATAACTCTGGCAAGGTATATCGCCAAGAGCGAGGACAATCCTTTGCTGGAGAGGATATATTTAGTTTGTATCAAACTCCGTATTACTACATGGAAGACCCAGAGATACGTAAGAACGTCTTTAATATCCACACTTACTTGAGATCAGAAGGCACAACAGAAGTGTTTGTAGGTGTGTCATACGATTACGATGACGTAAACACTAACAACCCTACTACTTATGACTTTTCTACAGAGGGTGCAGCAGCACTATATGGTACTGCAATCTATGGCTCAGGTGATATTTATGATGGTAATCCATCACCTAAGAAGCTAACTAACGTATCAGGCTCAGGTAACTCTGTTTCTATTAGTTACGTAACCAATAATCAAAGTGCAAGTCATACTATTCAAGCCCTTACGCTTACGTATGGCACAGCAGACAGGAGATAAACCGTGGCAGGTTACACAAGACAATCTACAGCAGACATCATCCCTACAGCAACGGTACGTGCTGCTCCCATTAACGCAGAGTATAATGCTCTACGTGATGCCTTTGCTGCATCTGGTGGTCACAAGCATGACGGTACAACAGGTGAGGGTGAGTATGTTCCCCTTATTGCTGACCTTGATGCTAATAATAAAGTACAGGTAAATACAGGTGCTAACACGGTAGACTTCTACGTTGAAGTATCCGGTGTTCCAGTACAACAGATTAGTGTACGTGACGGTGTTATCCGCCCTATTACAGATAATGACATTGACCTTGGTGCTACAGGTGCTGAGTTTAAAGACTTGTACATTGACGGTATTGGTTACATTGATACTCTAGCTGTTCATGAGAATGCTACAGTAGCAGGTACATTAAATGTAACTGGTGTTATTACTGCCCCTGCAGGTGTCGTAGCTAACATCACAGGTAACTTGACAGGTAATGTTACAGGCGACGTTACAGGCGACGTTACTGGTGATCTGACTGGTGACGTTACTTCTACAGGTACATCTACCTTTGCAGATATTGATACTGTTGACCTTGCTGCCACAGGTACTACAGTTATTACATCTGGTGACATTAACTCCGGTACTATTGATAACTCTGTAATTGGTAGTGCAACTCCTGCCGCTGGTACATTCACAACACTCAACGCCAACACAAGCCTGACTGCAGCTACTGCCGACATTAACGGTGGTACTGTAGACGGTACTACTATTGGTGCGACTACTCCAAGCACAGGTGTATTTACTGCACTTAGTGCTACAGGTACATCAACACTTACTACAGTTGACATTAACGGTGGTGCTATTGATGGTACTACTATTGGTTCTACAAGCCATACTACTGGTAAGTTCACTACCCTGCAGTCTACGGGTCAAGCTACTCTTGCTACAGTAGACATTAACGGCGGTTCTATTGACGGTGCAGCCATTGGTGTCTCTAGTGCATCCTCTGGTGCTTTCACTACTGTATCAGCCTCTGGTGGCCTCACAGGTAACCTCACAGGTGATGTAACGGGTAACGTCACTGGTAACGTAACAGGTGCAATCACTGGGGATGTTACAGGTGATCTGACAGGTAACGTAACCTCTGCAGGCACATCAACATTTAACAACGTGACTATTGACGGTACGTTGAACATGAATGCTGGTACTACCGCTACCATCACTAACCTTACTTCACCTACTAATACTAACGATGCAGCCACTAAAGGTTATGTAGATACACAGGTAGCCAACCTTGTAGATTCAGCACCTGGTACACTTGATACTCTTAATGAGCTTGCCGCAGCATTAGGTGATGACGCAGACTTTAGCACTACAGTAACTGACAGCATTGCCACTAAGCTTCCTCTTGCTGGTGGTACAATGACTGGTGCTATTGCCATGTCTACCAATAAGATTACTGGTGCAGGTGATCCTACAGCGGCACAGGACGTAGCTACTAAAGCATATGTAGATACACAGCGTGATACTCGTGTAGCTAAGTCTGGTGATACTATGTCTGGTAACCTTGCTATGGGTTCCAACAAAGTTACAGGTCTTGCTGCACCTACAGATGCTAATGATGCTACCTCTAAAACGTATGTAGATGGTATTCTTGGTTCAGCTACAGCCGCTGCTGATAGTGCCGCTGCCGCTGCTACCTCTGAGACTAATGCTGCAACAAGTGAAACTAACGCAAGTAACTCGGCAAGTGCCGCTGCAGTAAGTGAAGCTAATGCCGCTGCATCGTATGATGACTTTGATGATCGTTACTTAGGTGCTAAATCTACAGCCCCTACAGTAGACAATGACGGTGATGCACTTATCGTTGGTGCCTTGTACTTCAACAGCACATCTAACCTCATGTATGTCTATAGTGGTACTGGCTGGCAAGCTGCTAGTTCGTCCATCAATGGTACATCTGATCGTAATACTTACACAGCCACGGCAGGTCAGACAGTCTTCGCTGCTACCTACGATACTGGCTATGTAGATGTGTACCTCAACGGTGTTAAACTTGTAGCTGGTACAGACTTTACTGCCACCAATGGTACAAGCATTATACTTGCTACAGGTGCAACGGTAAATGATGTAGTAGACATTGTAGCTTACGGTACGTTTGTACTGGCAGATCACTACACTGAAGCACAGTCTGATGCTCGTTATGTTCAAGTAGCTGGCGATAGTATGACTGGCAACTTGTCCTTCGGCGACAACGACAAAGCCATCTTCGGCGCTGGGTCTGACCTACAGATTTACCATGATGGGTCGAATAGTTATATTGAAGATTTAGGGACTGGCACTCTACATATAAAAGGTACTGACCTTAAACTTCAAGACGCTAGCGGTTACAACTATATTTCCATGCTTGATACTGGTAGTGGTGGTGCTGTTTACCTAAAATACCAAGGCGGTGACAAACTAGAAACAACTTCTACAGGCGTAGACATCACGGGTACTTTGACCAGCGATGGGCTGACTGTGGATGGTACTGCAAAAATTAACTCAACTTTACCTGCGTTTGTTTTTAATGAAACAGACACAACTAACTTAAATACACGTTTAGCGCAAAGTTCTGGTGCTTTCTTTGTGCAAAATTTAAATGATGCAGGAACTTTCACTGGCACATTTTTAAAGGTAGATAACTCCACAGGCGACATCTCCTTCTACGAGGACACAGGCACCACGGCAAAGTTTTTCTGGGATGCTTCTGCAGAACGCCTTGGTATCGGAAATAGCAGCCCTGCTACAGCCCTCGACGTCACTGGCACTATCACCAGCGATGGGCTGACTGTGGATGGGGTAAACGACATTGTATTTTCTTCTGGTGGTAATAACGTCAGGTCAGATGGCACTCTTCAAATTCAGGCTGATGCTGACGAGTCTGGTGCTGGTGTTTTACGCTTACGCACCAAAGCAAAGACACGCCAGCAAATTGACAACAACGGCGACATCAGCTTCTACGAGGACACAGGCACCACGGCAAAGTTCTTCTGGGATGCGAGTGCTGAGGGCTTGAACATTGGTGCCACCAGTGTCCCCTTTGGTAGGCTGGACATTTCAGATGTGGGAGGAAGTGGGTCTTCCACTATCTTTGACACTGGCGCAAACGGTGACAACTATTTCACGGCTGGTACAAGTGGTATTCAGGTGTTCCGCAATGGTTCAACGGAACGTATGCGCATCGACAGCAACGGTAACTTGCTGGTTGGTAAGACGAGTTTTGATGCAACTGCAACAGGAAGCATCTTATCCAATAACGGAGAGTTGTGGGTCACTCGCAGCGGTGCAACACCTGCCTATATCCGCCGACTATCAACAGATGGAACACTGATACAGTTCAACAAAGACGGCACCACTGTGGGGAGTATTCGGTCTGTCTCTGGGGATAGTATCGGCATTGGTAATGGTGTAGC